ACTAAGGTAACTGTGTTAGAAGATGTAACTACTACAGGTGGATCTGCTATTAAAGCAGTAGAAAAACTTCGTGATGCTGGTTATGTTGTTGAGCGTGTTGTAACCATCGTAGACAGGCAGGAAGGTGCTATTGAAGCGATGGCAACTAAAGACATTGAACTCCGTAGATTATTTACTATTGACGACCTAGTATGAAGGTAGCAGTTATCACAGACCAGCACTTCGGTATGAGGAAGGGCAGTCGATTATTCCACGACTATTTTAAAAAATTTTATGAAGACATCTTTTTCCCCACATTGGAAAGGGAAGGCATCACGACCCTCATCGATATGGGGGATACTTTTGATAATCGTAGGTCGATTGATCTATGGTCTTTGGAATGGGCTAAAACGAATTACTTCGATAGGCTTCGTGATATGGGAATTACTGTGTACACTATTGTGGGTAATCATACTGCCTATTTCAAAAACAATAACTCAGTCAATACAATTGATTTATTACTACGAGAGTATTCTAATATGGTTCTCATTAGAGATCATGCGGAATATACGATTGGTGACACAAAATGTCTTTTTCTAGGATGGATAAATGATGAGAATAGAGCAAAAATAAAAAGAAAGATAAAATCAACTAAGTCTAAGGTATGCTTTGCACATTTAGAACTAACTGGTTATCAAGTATATAAAGGATTTACACAAGAGAATGGTTGTAGTGGTACAGCAGATCAATTTCAAAAATTTGATAGAGTTTATAGTGGACACTATCACCATAGGTCTAATGATGGAAAAGTTTTCTATCTAGGTAATCCATATGAGATGTTCTGGAATGATTGTGATGATGCCAGAGGATTTACTATTTGGGATAGTGATACCTTAGAACATACTCCTATTAACAATCCACACAGGATGTTCCATAAGATTTATTATGAGGATACTCCTTATCAAATCTTTGATGCTAGTCCGTATACTGGTAAAATTATTAAACTTATAGTTAGAAGAAAGAGTAAACCAAAAGACTTTGAAAAGTTTGTTGATAAACTTCATGCCGTTGGTGTTGAAGAATTAAAAATTATAGAAAGTGCTGATTGGAATAATGGATATATCATAGGAGAAGATTTTAAAGATAAAGAAGATGAAAATACTATCAGTCTGTTAAATAGATTTGTAGATGAATCTGAGATTTCTCTCGACAAGAGTAGAGTGAAAGGTATTATTACAGACATCTATAGACGGGCTTGTGAGGTAGAATAATGTGGTTGCTTACTGAGGAAGGAAGTAGAGAAGGAGCTTACGCTGTCAAAGATAATGAAGGAGAGAAAGTTCTTTTCTTATTTCAAGAAGAAGATGATGCCCAAAGATACTGTATGCAGTTGAGGGAGGCTGAGGAAATTGGTATGGAGGTTGTTGAAGTGGACGAGGAGGTTGCAATAAAGGCGTGTGAGATGTATAATTATAAGTATACTATTGTTACTTCTAACGATTTCGTGATCCCACCTTTACAAGATGATTCTGTTCAAAAAGATTAGATGGAAAAATTTTCTGTCCACAGGTGATAAATGGACAGAAGTGATTTTAAATGACACAGGCACTACTCTAGTAGTAGGTACTAATGGTGCAGGGAAATCCACAATGTTGGATGCTCTCTGTTTTGTGTTGTTTAATAAACCATATCGTAAGATAACAAAGACACAATTAATCAATACAACTAATGAGAAAGGAACAATAGTAGAAATAGAATTTACTACTAATACTAAGGACTATATTGTTCGTCGTGGTATCAAACCAAACATGTTTGATATAGAAATTGATGGGGAGATGCGGAATAAAGAAGCTGACGATAGAATTAATCAAAGGATTCTTGAAGATCAGATTCTGAAATTAAACTACAAGTCATTTACCCAGATTGTTATTTTAGGTAGCAGTAACTTTGTACCATTCATGCAATTAAATGGTCCTAATCGTAGAGAAGTTATAGAAGATCTATTAGATATTAAAGTTTTCTCTGCGATGAATAATTTGGTCAAAGAAGAATTGAGAGAAAATCGAGAAACTGTAAGAACTTTAGAATTGAAGAAAAGTAATATTAAAGATAAGGTTGAAATGCAAAATAACTTTATAGGAGAATTAGAAACAAGAGCAGAAAAAAATATACAAGATAAAGAAAAAAAAGTTAATACAATTTCATTAGAAATTGATGAATTGTTAACTAAAAATGAAATATTAAGCAGTTCTTTAGACAGTGTTCAAACACAATTAACAACTGTAGCAGATGCTCCAGATCGCTTAGTAACACTAGGTTCTTTAAAACAAAAGATATCCAATAAAGTATCAAGGATTACAAAAGAGCATAAGTTTTTTACAGACAATACGGTATGCCCAACTTGCAGCCAAGATATAGAAGAATCGTTTCGTGTAAATAGAATTGAAGACGCTCAATCTAAAGCAAAGGAACTCAGAGATGGCTATCAAAAGCTTGAGGAGTCGATAAACGAAGAAACAATCAGAGAGCGTCACTTCACCCAATTAACCAAGGAGATTTCTAATTTAACATATGACATTTCTCACAATAGTGCTCAAGTTTCTGGACTTCAACGACAGACAGGGGATTTACAACAAGAGATTCAAACTCTTACCAATAACCTTAAGAACAGAAATACTGAACATGAGAAGTTAGAAAAGTTTAAAAAGGATCTCGAAAAAGTATTCGGTCAACTTGCAGATAAGAATGAAGATATAAACTACAATGATTTTGCCTACTCCTTATTGAAGGATGGAGGTGTCAAAGGAAAGATAATTAAAAAATATCTCCCATTAATTAATCAACAAGTAAATCGTTACTTGCAGATGATGGATTTTTATATTAATTTTTATCTTGACGAAGAGTTTAACGAAACGATTCAAAATCCAATACATGATAGATTTTCTTATGCTTCATTTTCTGAAGGAGAGAAAATGAGAATTGACTTAGCATTACTCTTTACATGGAGAGAAGTTGCTAGGTTTAAGAACTCTACAAACACTAACATTCTTATTATGGATGAGGTATTTGATTCATCCTTAGATGGGTTCGGTACTGATGAGTTTATTAAAATTATAAAATATGTTGTGAAGGACGCTAATGTTTTTGTCATATCCCATAAACAGGATATGCTTGACAAGTTTACTTCTGTGATAGAATTCACAAAGAAAGGCGGTTTCTCATACGCTACTAAAAGTATAGCAGACTAATGACTACTCCTAACTGGCAACACAATTCGGGTAAGCCACCGAAACGAAAACTTAAACCACAAGCACTGCGGTCTGCAAGAGAAAGACGCAGACAGTTGATAAAGTGTCTACTCAAGACCTCCGACCACAATCGGGGGTCTTATAATGTTAATAACAACAAAATTATTATGAGTAGACCACAAGGCGTTATGCTATCCCCGACCATTGATTACCTTTCAATGGATGATGATCAAGGACCAGTTGGTGTTATGATTTTTCGTGGCACTGCTACACAACCAGCACAAGTTCGTTCTGTAGAAGATCGTGATGACTTCCGTGCTGCTTACGATGAGTTTAAGACTTATGAAAACTATGTCTAATAACGGTACAGTAGTAATTCATGAACGATATCCATATCGTTTTGTGCAGAAGGGTCTTTTAGAGATCAACGGTAAACCTGATTGCCGTATTCAAAAGTTTGACGAGTATCGTTCTTCTTATCGGGATATGTATTACTGTGATAATACAATGCAATTTGCCACTGCTATAGAAGATCTAGAGTATACCAAATGGTTAGATCCTGCAGGTGTACCTTGCTATAGAAAAAATGACTAATTCATGGAGCTTGCTCCACCACACAATCAATGGAACATTAGATGAGGTATTTCCTGTGACAGGTATTGGAACACATTCAGATTCACCATTTTCAAACACTGGTGGTTGGGTAGATCAATTAGGTCTAAAGAACATCTCTATAGACACAAGTAACTGTCCACCAGAGATAGAAAAACCTTCTGTACATTATAAGTACAACGAGGAAAAGATCCTTGAAAAAATCAAGGAGTATATTGGCAGGACATATAGTTCTCACTATTCATATAATGATAAGGTACAGACCTTAGATCTTATTGAAGCAGTAGGAGATGCATCTGCATTCTGTCGTAGTAACATTCTTAAGTATGCATCACGCTATGATAAGAAAGGAACTACACGGCTTGACATTCAGAAGATAATACACTATGCTGTATTATTATACCACTTTGAAGGATTAGACAAGGACTCTACTAATGGATATGAAACT